TGCCAATCCAATCGCGAATTCATCAGGCTCAGTTACGAACCAAGCTATTCAGGTATTACAAGGACCATATATCACTAACCAATATGGTGGTGGTATTGCATGTCAAGGACCGACTGCTAATATCACGCCATTCATTACTCATGCTCGTAGTCAGAAGGATCCATTTGAGCAATACTATATGGAACCTCAGTATGACAACAGAGATTTTCAAGGCCAAATGGTAGAGACTCAGAAAGTAGTAAAGAACTTTCCTTGGTCACCACATTATGATAATAGAACATATACAAACTCCGAAGGTGAGACTGTTCGTGCCTATGAAGATGGTGCAGACATGTCTATCACCGTTATGGAAATGGCAGGTGATGGTGTGCCTGATAATCCAGGGTCAGAACTCTGGAGGAAACCAGTAAGAACTGGTGATGCAATCAATAATAGTACTAGTCTTGGTTTATCTGCAACACTTTCTTTCCCACTTGATGGTGGAATGCAAGAGCGTTGTAAGCAAGCAGCAGATACTCAAATCCAAATGCAGCAACAAATGATTGCTAACAAAAGATTAGACTTTGAGATTGCGAGACTTAAGAATTGTGGTCAGTTAATGCAACAAGGAATAAGTTTTCATCCCAGAAGTCCTTACTATAAAATATGTGCTGACGTAGTAGTTAATAATGTCAATGCTATCAAGCAACATCGTCACTCTATCCCTTCGGTTTCAGTGCCGAACGTAAGACCTTTATCGCCCGATTCCGATCCCGTTGCTCCGCCCTCTTCTGCGACACCGACAATACAGGGGGAGTCTTACCCCTTAAGGCAGAAATCTTCTTTATTACCTTCTTCACAGTCGGTTTCACAACCTTTAACAAAAGATCAGCAAGAGGCTTTGCAAGCAGTGCAGAAGTCGTCGCGACTACAGCAATTGAGGCGGTAACAGTTACAGCACCTGGTGATGGTAGGTTAGCAACAATCTGATCTGGTATATTTAAAGTGTCAAATACAGGGAGACATTCTTTTCCTACTGTCTCATACCTGACTATCTTTTTATTATTTTCTAATACTTTTCCTACGGGATTCTTTAGCTGCTGCTCTCTTGTAGGACACTCTGCCTTTGCAGGCGGTGGAGGTGGCGGTGCTTTAGTATCTGTTTTAGTATCATCTTTTTTCTCAGGAGATTTCATAGGTGGAGGTGGAGGTGCCTCTGTTGTCATCTCTAATTTATTTGGATCATAATCTATTGGATTGAAACTAGGTGTTCCTGCATCACAAAATACTCGGACTCCATCCCTGTCTTCTTCTTTGAGTGTTTGATTCTCACTACTATCTCTATGAGACTCAACACATCCAGGTATATTAACAATAGGAACACCCACCTGTGAAGTCACGGGCGGGTATATCGGGACTGCCTGTGGAGGATTAGTCATCCAATCAGGCATTACATTAATATTTAAATCCCGAATATCACCAATACGAATATTATTATCAGGTATATTAATATTAGGTATGCCCATCAGCAATCATTAAATACACTACCAACTGTAGAACCGAGACTCGATCCTGCTTTCTGTCCTAGGAGCAATGCCCATCCACCTGCTAACCAACCAACGTAGGGGACGCTAGCAAGGGCAGGAACAGCAACACCAGCAGCGATAGCACTACCTGCCATTGCACCTTGTGACCGTGCTCCAGCGTCCGCCACGATACACTCTATGTCTTTTGCAGACTTTCCCTCACCCTCTGATACGGCACCTCCTAGATTGCGTGTGCCGTCCATAGTGAATTGGTCTTGACGCCACTCTCGTCTAACCTCAGTGGTGTTACCACCAAAGAATCCTTTATTATTTTTATCCAGGGATAAAGATTTTTGGGACTCAAGGATAGCAGGATCGTTTGCACGATACTCAACCTCATATCCATCCTTACTACCTTTAATTCTATAAGATGAATAATCACCTTTAGGAATATTGATAATAGGAACCTGAGGTTGTCTTGGTCTGTGAATTACATATCCCAACAAACCAATATGTGCGATAGCAAATAGACCACCGACAGCACCAGCTACAATCTTTAGTTTGGACATGATTACATACCAAACGGAATAGCACCACCCGTCGCAGATGGAAGTGCAGGAATAGCGTTACCCGTCGCAGATGGCAGTTCTGGCATTGCAGAATCCATCATTCCAGGTAGAGCACCAGTGATTGCTTCTGCGGCGGCAGCAGCAACTTGTCCTTTTACATTCTCAATAATAGAATCTTTATTAAGATATAGTGCAGCACCACCGCCGACAATACCAGCAGTTCCTACAAAAGATAGGATTGCTAAAACATTAATTACTTTTTGCATTTTATTCTCCGTTACATTTTATACGAATCGTCAGTAGAAATTTTGATTGGTCCCTGCTCAAGACGAATAGTCTGTGAAGGTGCAGTCTGTGCTGCTTTCTCAATCAATCTTTCCATCTGGTCTTTGGTGATGCCAGCACCACCATTACCACCACCTTCTCCTGCTTTCTTTGCTGCCTGGACACCAAAAGTAGCTAAAACTCCAGTGAAGACGCTGGCTATGAAAGTCGGATCTAGTTTTTGTTCAGGAATTCCAAGTGCTGGTGGAAGTTTGATGTATGCCAGCGTGAGTATTCCGCCAGACCAAACAAGGATGCCGAGCCTAACAAAAGTAGACAGAATAGCAAGCTGTTCTTCTTTGTCATCTGCTGCCTCTTTAATTTTACCTAGAAGACCTTTCTTCTTAGGTTCTTCTTTCTTAACTTCTTCAGACATTGAAAAGAGGCATGGCTCTTTTATTTATCATTTAAATATACGTTACCTGATATAGAAATCCTATGGTCATCTGAAGTGTAAAATGGATTTACTGCATGATTTAATCGTGCAGGGAAGAATACCATTTTCCATTCAAAACTCTTGTCAATAAACAGATGCTCGGTATCTAATCCACCAATAGCATTCATGTATTGAAATATAAAACTAGCAGTTTCATTTCCATTTGTAACATATCTCTTCCGCTCTTCTTGTAAATCATATGGTATATTCACCCATATAACAAAAGAAAAAACCCCTGAATGAATATGCAGAGGGTTGAAGTCATACTTCTTTTGATAGTTAATCCAAAGTTTTTCTAAATCAAAATCAACTTTAGACATATCACGCATAGTCTCTGCAACACCCATACTAGGGTGCATTCCAAAATGCTGCAAATAAAGATTTGATAATTTTTTAGTAAGGAGTTTCATTTCCATACCAATTGGAAGATGCCACTCCTGATCAAGATGTCCTCGTAAAGTCCTACGAGCATCAGACTCAGATGTTTTATGTAATACTTCGATAGTTTCTTCCAACTCTTTCCTCACATCAGAAGGAACTTCAATCAACAAATATCCTGGAGATTGAAATTGCTTCACATGATAATTAAACTCACTCATTTGTTTGTCTTTTTTTACCAATATTATATTTGGACTCAAGTGCCCATTCGGTTTTTTCTTTATAAGCAATCACTTTGATCTGACTTAAAGGTGCTGCATCAGTTACAGAATCTTCTTTTACAATTTCCACAAGTCCCCAGTCAGAGAGTAACTTAATAATTCTATTACGTCTTTGTAAATCATTCTCAGAAAAGTTCGCTTTCTTGCCATCAAGTGCAAACAACTCTTTGAAATGAACGATATAATACTGACCCTTTTTGTGGAGAATGTGGCAAGATTGGTATAGTTTTTTCTCCTTTCTAGAAGCAACACCAATACGAGTAAGAGTTTCACGAACCTTAAGGAAATCATCTGGTTCCTTAAGGTTCACTTCTATCATATCATTCTTTGTCCACTGGACCTCTTTAATCTCATTCATCGTTTCTTACCCCCTTTATTCAATTTAGATCTAATAACATCAAGTTGGGTAGGAGATAGAATCCTGAGAGCTTGTTCAGCTTTCTCGGTTGAATAACCATAGAACTCTTTAACAAGTTCAATATCCGTCACCTTTTCCTTCTTGCCCCATGGAGAAAATCTCTTACGGGTCCTCACGGTATTTATAAAAAAATCATACTGAAGTTTTTTATCTAGTTCAGGATACATATTCATCTCGTTTGCAAACATCACAGTATCCATGTGATGAGACATACATTTGTTTATGACGAATGGAGGATAGCATCTTTCCCAAGCAGGATCTTCACTTTCCATAAGATTTTCTTTGGAAAGATTGATACTGTTTAGATAATCCTTGAGAGGATACCGTTCATCATACGACATAGTTAAGTAGAAGCAGTTCTTTACGTTGTTGCTGGTCTTTCATATACTCACCAACTGATCGCATAGTGTAAGTATGATCATACTCATATGGTTTCCAATCGATGAATCTAGACTTGATTAGATTGGAAGAATTATATGATA